ATTCTTCTCCCAGTCTTCCAGTCAACTACCTCGATTATACCATCTTCTACCTCAGTTACAAGGTCTATCGTCCCTTTTATTGCCAAATTTCCAGTAATCTTTTGTCCGTCTGGCATTTCATAATCGTACTTTGCCCAGTCCTCTTCGATCTCTATATCAAAGTGAGGCTCTGCCGCAACAATCTTCCTGTTTCTAGGGTCAAACAACCCGTTGTTGTAAGTGATAGCTTCCTTAGTAAGATCCTGACAAAACTTGTAATCGGATTTTGTATACTTATGAGTACAATTACTGGTATACCAATCGTAGCTTTGCTTAAGAATGTCTTCTACAAAGTCCTCGCTCTTGAGTTTTTTACGTGTAAACTTGATGTCGCCAAGAGCATCATCTGCGAGAAGCATCTTTTTATTGTCTTGCTGTAAATGCTGACAGCCTGCAAGCACTTCCATAACCTTATGAACTACAGTACCAAGCTGAGCTTTCTTACCTGATACGGACTGATGCCCCAGAACGTAGGTGATGAAATACTGCATCTGACAGTATGAGTAGTTGTTAAAGCTAGAACTTCTAATATACGTTACTAACATTATAACTCCAATTCTTTATAAACATTTCTTATCTCTTCAAAGAGAATATCTGGGCTTGAGTTCTTGATAACATAATCAAAATTATCCCAGTCGTAGTTGTCTTTGTCTAGAGCGTTTTCGCTAGAGTGTGAGTCACTCTGAAACTCTCTGGTGAGCCTAATTACTTTGCCTCCGGCGTTCCTTATAGAATCAACCTCATTGGGGAATCTAACATCAGCTATGATTGCCAAACTGCTTTGTTCAGTCCTTATAGTTGAAATGGCGTGATCTACCCATACGTTGTTATACATTTTTCTCATTACGTCAGTGCCGAAGTATTGCAGAAGCTCTCTGGATGTCATCGCTCCCCTGTTAGTATTTAGGCTGCTGTTTTGCCAAGTTGGTATATCTTCCCACATGATCTTGGTCTTTGTATTCTTGTCTGCATCTGTGCCATATACTTGGCTATGAGATAGACCAAAGAACTCCATACACAA